GTCATTTGTAGTAACATCTAACACATCTCCTGATGTCAAGTAATCATCACTACCATCAAACTCCATACTCTTAGTAGAAGTGATTAGTGGATTAGCTGACTGATAAGCACCTGCATTAAGCATAAGGTTTGTAGCATCGTGCTTTAGTTCTTGTACTACTATGTTGTCTATACTTCCTACAAAAGCACCTGTCCTAAACATAGCTTGTGTATCAGAACTTCCTGCTACTATGCTTTGTGAATATGTACCATTTGCAGTAACTGCTGAACCTGTAGTACCACCAATCCTAGCACTTAAACTTCCTGAAACATAATCTAATATTGTAAAATCTACTTTATATGTTTTGCCACTTGTTACAGTAGCATTAGAAATTAAATTTACAAATGTTGTAATATTACCTATTGCCTTAGTACCATCTGTAGACCAACCTGTACCAAATGTCCAATGCTGCCCTACTTCTTTGACTGTAAAATCATCTACAAAAAAGTATTCTCCACTACCAAAATTATTCCATTCAACATTACCAATAGATATATCTGTAGAATTTGAATCAGCAGTAAAATAATAAGTATGTTCTACAAAACTACTTGTAATAGGTACACTTGCCTGTATAGTATTAGCACTTGTATCAAAATTATTTCTTAAATATATATTTGGACTATTTAAGTTACCATCTTTAATTTTAAATGTAACTTTATATTGACTACCATTAGTATATGTTATTGTTTGTCTTAAAAAACTACTTCTCCAATCACTATCAGCAGTTTTTAATATTTTAACTGCACCATTATCTAAACTCAAAGAAGCACTTGCTGCTATACCACCATAATCTGGAACTGTCCAATCTTGTAAAACCTCTTTTACTGATACGTTGTCTATTGAACCTATAAATCCTGCACCTGCTTTAAATAATATTTTAGGTAAAGAATCACTAGAACTTACATAAGTAGTATATGTTCCATTACTATTTAAATTAGAAAATTCATTACCACCTGTACCTTCTATAGTTACAGTTATAGTACCTGCTTGATAATTAGTAATATCAAAAGAAAATTTTACTTGTTTGTTTTGTATTCCTGACAGACCTACTGTAGTTTGTAAATTAGAAACACCTGTATTAGTACCATCACAACTAGCAAGTCCATTTGCAATAGACCAACCTGTACCCTTACTCCAATTTGAATCTGTTGCAAAGTCGCCATTAACTACAACCTCACTACCTATCTGACTAAAATCTCCATTAGTTACTTCTTCGTTTCCTATCTGACTAAAGTTACCATTAGCTACTCTGTTTGGAGAGTAGTATGTATTAAACATACGAGTAATCTCAGCTTGTGTAAGTGTTCTGTCAAATATAGCTAATTCATCAATTTTACCTGTATAGTAATTGTCAGGTGTTGTTTTTAATCTTGCACCTATTCCTAAATCTACACTATTAGCTAAAGAACCTGAAGCACTTGTAATACTATCATTTGTGCCTGAATTAACACCATCAATATACCTATATGCAGAACCACCTCTATCAAAAACCCACACTATATGATGCCATTCTCCATCATTTACAGTTGCTGTATCATCTGTATCAGCATATCCTGAACCATTATTAAGATACCAACTAACTTTTCCACTACCTATTCCTAATTCAAAACCTGCTCCTGAATCTCTTTTAACACATATAGAACCATCTGTAGCAGTTGTTTTTATCCAACAAGAAACAGAGAAATTATTTGTAGTAACTTCATCTAAACTATCTGCATCAGAAATTCTAATATAATCATCTGTTCCATCAAAGTCAACAGAATGTTCGTTTACAAACCTATAGATAGGTCTTGTATTAAGTGATAGCTTGTTCGCTAATGCTAACATATTTTATTCTTTATATCCGATAGCTAATCCACTCGTAAGTTGGATTGCCGTAATGTTCATAAAAAGAGTTGTACCTGCTGGGATTGTAGTAACTAAGTTACTCTCTCCTGTACAATCTGCTACAGTTAATGAAGATATTACACTTTCTAGTACAAACTGTACTGCATAAAAATCTTTACCTGTTTGTTCAGTTGTTGTAAATACTTCTACAGTACCTTTACCTAACTGCTCTCTTAATAGTTCATTATTGTTTTCTATTACCATAATTTTTTATTTATTATTAACTAACGTATATGTAATTTGTACCACTTGGTTCAGGATGTTGATTATATTGTACTTCTTCTTGTCCTGACTCCTCTGATACTAATAATTTTCCTAATTCTACTCTCCCCTTAACAACTCCTTTAGTATTTGCAGCAGGAGTTAATACATCATTCTCATTTATTGGTGCTGTACCTGATCCTAACACTACACTTGCACCTTGCCAAGATACTTCATATATCTCGTATGTCCAATATCCATTAGGTAAAAAATTAATAGCACCTGTATAGACATCTTCTGTCGTATTGTGTAGTATTTGAAAGCTAGTATACCTATCATTAACAGATTGACTTTGTCCATAGCCATAAACTACACCCTTTGACATATCATTTGTAAACTTACATAGATACCTTATCTGTGTTTTAGGTACTGCCGTATCTATACGCTTTTCTTCCGTAGTAGTGTATATTGTTGCAGTAGAACCATAAGTTGCGTGTATCATAATGTGTTTACTTACTATATAATAGAAAAAAGTCGTTTTTGTTTGATAAAAAAAAAGAGCTACCTAAGTAGCCCTTTAAGAAATATGAAAACAATAATTAAGAAGTAACTATTGATTGAAAAGTAAACGCTGAATTATCTAATGGATTAGTAGTATAATCTGCTACAGTTACCATTGGTTCTCTTTCCATACCATCAAAAGTCCAAGTGTAACCATTCATATCCCCAAAAGCTGCACCTGTTGCACCTGTACCTGAGTTTAGTTCCATACCATTTTCTAATCCTAAAGCTAACAATACATTGTGTGAGTTAGCCGTTAATACTTCGTTTAATTCTAAAAAGACAACCAATCTATTAGAAGCTAATAGTTTTACTTGGTTTTGATCTTCTTTTGTTAACTTGTGTAACATTATTTGAACTGATGGAGTATAAAATACTGTACCATTCTCGCTAGAACCTGTTAAAGTTTCTGTACAAGAAGCAGTACCCCTCTTTAAAGTGTATTTATATATGTCATCAGAAGCACCTAAGTCAAAGTCAGTCAATTCGCCTGAAGCAGTTACATAAGAAGCAACCTCATCAAACTGTGCGAAATAAATTGCCTTTATCCCACCTACTGTATCTCTACAAGTTATATTTCTTCCTTTTGTTAAATTACAAGACATATTATTAATTTTTAAAGTTAAGGAAGTAGCCGAAGCTACTCCCTTTTAATCAGTTATTATGATTGGTTTACAATGTCAGAACCAACTCCAACTTGTACACCACCTGAGAACTTAGCAACTACTCTTAGGTTATCAGAACCATCTAAGTCAGTCATATCTAACATTTTGATATTAGTGTTGTCTGATAATAAGTCAGTTCCAAAGAATAGGTTAGAAGTTTCTGCTGCAACCATTACGTTATCTGCCATACCTGGACAAGGTTGGATAGTGATACCTTCAAATACAGGGATGTAATCTCCTTGCATATTGTAAGCATTAACATATCCTAATGTAGAGATAGCTGAAATATAGAATCTGTAAGTTTTCATGTTCATATAGATTCTTAAATCATCTCTACCATATACGTTAGCAGGAATGTCTGCAACTAATGTTTGTAGGTTAGCTATAATGTTAGTAGCTGAATAAGCTGCAGAAGCACTTGAAGATACAACTGTACCATCTACTGCAAAAGCACCTGTAGTAGCAGTTTGGAATCCTTCAAATTGACCTGCTGAAGCATCTGCACCTGACCAAATAGAACCTTCTACTGCATCTGCAATAATTTCTCCAAAGTAAGATAATACGTATTGGTCAAAAGTTGGTGCAGTTCTGTTAAAAGAACCTGCTTTCATTTCTTCCGCCTCCCATCCTGACAACAACGTTTTCTTGCAAAGATCAACGTTAATTTGTAAATTCTTAGGGGTAAGAACTTTTTCTGTTAATGCTAAAGTACCTGCATCAGTAAAATCACAAGTTGCATCTGCTACTAAGCTAGAACCTGCCATTTTTCTAATGTTCTCTTTATATTTAATATTTTCTAAGACAGTTAAACCTTCTAAAGATTTAGCTTCTTTTAAAGCAGCCGAAATATATTGTCCGAATGCTTTTCCTGCATAATTTGATGTTACTGTAAACGCCATTTTTTTATTTATTTAGTTATGTTATATAATATTCTTTCTCTTTTAGACATTTTAGCAATATCACTCTTTGAGAGTTCTTTACCTAATGCACTAAACTTATTAATATCTACAGGGTTAGCAGCAGGTTCGTTTGATAACTCTACTACTTGTGCAGATAGTTTTTCTTTTTCTGAAGATAATTCTTCATTTGTTGATTT